GTATTATCTCCAGATCATACGTTTACCGATGGGATTAGACAAAGGCCGTTAGGGAAGAAAAAGATAGCAAAGTTTTTGAGTGAAGGATTTCCTTCTGTAGAAGTAAAGAGGAATCACCAAAGAAATTAGACACTAATAGACCTTAGTAAGAGTCCTGCCGATTTGTACATGAAATGTCTTGATACATATAGAGAAGCACCAGAAGGTGACAGAAGCAAACTACTAAATTACTTTATAGAAAAGAGGTTAAGAGACCTCACAGAATCAATAGGAGATTTTTGATATGCCAGATAATTATATTCCATTACTACATGAAATTTTAGATGAGGTTGGAAAGGCGAAAACGAAGGATATGAAAGTTTCTGTCCTTAGAAAACACAACAGCGATGCGTTAAGGATGGTTATTAAAGCCTCCTTTGACCCCGTAATAGTATGGGACTTGCCCGCAGGAGTCCCACCTTATGAAAAGAATGAGGCTCCAGAGGGCACTGAACACACGATGTTAATGTCCGAAGCGAGGAAACTTTTTCATTATATTAAAGGTGCAAACAATCTTACATCACATAAACGTGAACAGATGTTTGTCCAATTATTGGAAGGGTTACATCAAGGAGAGGCAGAGGTTCTTACTCTTGCGAAAGATAAGAAACTACATCAGAAGTATAAAGGTCTTTCTGCAAACGTAGTAAAAGAAGCGTTCAACTGGGATGATGATTATAAAATTGATGATTCTCCAAAAGATTCTGATACACAGACCTATTGGCAAACTCCCGGCCCAGCTAATGGTTGATGATATCGTTGATTATCTCATAGATGTCCCTTATAAAAAGTGGCAGTGTGTGGCCTGTGAATATGTTTATGATGAAGAGTTGGGAGATGAAGAAGAAAATCTCCCTCCAGGCACCAGATTTAAAGACATACCAGATGATTGGTATTGTCCTGATTGTGGTGCTACTAAAGCAATGTTCATAGAGTTGGAAGACCGTGGGACAGCATTTCCCAAATAGTGTGATATTTTTGCAACACCCCCCAAAAAAACGATAAAATAGGTACGATTTTTCTTGACATCCTCTATTCCATGTGGTATTATGAAATATAAGATGAAGAAAGGAAAGACATCTATGACAGAATATATTTCAAACAGTTTCGCAATGTTCTCTGAAGAAGGAGACAAAAAAGTTGGTGAAATTGTAATGAGTGCCATTCTTGGTGAGTGTAATTGGGAATGGGTTGAGAAGAAATTGATGATTCTGGGTTCAGAAGAAGCGACTGAAGAAGCGACTGATACTGCGGTCAGGGATGCAGTTTGGTGTAGGTTGGAAGCTGTTTATGCAGCGAAAAAATTAAACGGGGTGATATAATGACTGTTGCGATTAAGAAGACCTTTAAAACTGTCGATGACGGTATTGCGAATATGATTGCTGCTGCAACCTATGACTATTGTGATGGTGGTAGGTTCAACGATGACATGGTTGACGATTTCAAGAATGGTTGGAAAATCAAGAAAGGTTCTAAGTATATCAAGATTTCTACCAACAAAGGTGGTACTGCTTGGGGTTTCGTTGTCAACACTGATGATGACAAGAAGTTCAAGAAGGGTGACTTGTTAATGTGTGCTGGTTACAGTGCGCCTGCGAGAAACGGTTCAAGGGGTAACGTCCTTACTGGTGGTTTCGAAATCAATTGGACAGGGCCTCTCTATTTGGTCGGCCCTAGGGGTTATTCTGTTAAATCAACTAAAGGGGGAATTTTCGGATAATGAATACTTTTCGAGAAAAATTTATAACATTTAGTAGGGTTGCGGGCGATACGCTTGCAATCTTGATGATTGGTGCCATGGGTTGGGCAGTTTGGATTGTAACAACTGAACCTATACCAATATGTTTGGTGTCATTTTAAATGAAGCTTCACATTACGGGTTCGACTAAAAGAACCCGAGCTCTTATTGAGATCGCTGCATGGAATTATGCAGAGAGATTGTTAGGTAAAAGGATATTGAAAAGTCTTTCTATAGATATTAAGCTCAAAAGAACTCTTCTTAGTAAAGAGGGTATGGAGGGATCTTGTATATGGGGAGAATGGGATGATTGGAATAAATCACCAAGGGACTTTAACATAGAATTAGATTCTACCATAAATATTAGAGATATTCTAATCAACCTCGCACATGAAATGGTTCACGTTAAACAGTGGGTGAGAGATGAGATGTATGAATACGCAGCGCCCAATAAAGTTAGGTGGATGAAGAAGACATATGATATGTCCGAAATGGACTACTATGACTACCCTTGGGAAATTGATGCGTTTGGTCGCCAGTTAGGTCTATTCGTAAGAATGTGTGAAGAAACAGGAAACACTGGAGAAGAAATGATGGAGACTATATGACAATCACAGAAGTAATATTTGCAGGCCTTTTATTTTTTAACCCTGCATATGCAAATACCCCTGATGGGGAAGAATTCAAAAGGAAAGATGCAAAGTGTCTCGCAATGAACATGTATCATGAAGCGAGAGGACAAGGTAGTGCTGGGTTACTCGCAGTAACATCAGTAGTTCTGAATAGGGTAAGAGATAAGAGATTTCCGAATACCATATGTGGGGTTGTTAAACAAGGCCCTACCAGAGAATCTTGGAAAACCAGAAAAGTTAAAAATCTATCACCAGCTATGAGGAAGTATTATCCTATTAGGAATCGGTGCCAGTTCTCATGGTGGTGTGATGGCAAGAGCGATGTCCCTAAAGATGTAGAAACGTATAACGCATTATTGATATTGTCTAATGCAGTAGTCTATAATAAGTTTGATTTTATTGATATAACAGATGGTGCATTATTTTATCATGCAGATTACGTAAAACCGTCTTGGGCTAAAACTAAAATCAAAACTGTGGAAATACAAGACCACATATTTTATAGATGGGAAATTAAAGGGACTTGACATTGCCCTCTATATCGGGTATAGTATAACTTAATATAAATTAGGAGTATATATTATGATTTTAAGTTTAACAATTATTGGCGCACTGGTGGTTGCCAATGTTGCGGTTTATATTATCAGTCTACCTTTTTGATGAATATATTTTATCTAGATCGTGACCCTGAGATTGCAGCTCAAATGCATTGTGATAAGCATGTTGTTAAGATGATTCTTGAATCTGCACAGATGTTATCCACAGCCCATCGTGTTCTTGATGGTGATGATATAGCAAACTCTAAAGGTTTATACAAGATGGCACATAAAAATCATCCTTGTACTATATGGACAAGAACAAATAATGAAAATTATGAGTGGTTGTGGAGTCTGTATGATAATCTCATGAAAGAGTATACCTATCGTTACAACAAGCATCATGCTTCAGAACGATTGATACATGATCTTTGGGAATCACCTAAAAATATACCTCATGGAGATTTTACTGATCCCCCCCAATGTATGCCTGATGTGTGCAAAGGTGGTGACGTTGTGTCTGCATATCAAACTTACTATATATTAGAGAAAACAAAGATTGCTACATGGAATAAGAAGCGGTCAGCCCCCAAGTGGTGGAAGGATGATTCTGATGCAAAGAGAAGGGTACTGGGATTACATGGGTAGAAAGTTGAGTGAGGACAGATCTAAAATGACTCCTTTACAACATGACATGGCGGGATTAACAGAATCCCACTATGCAGTATTAAAAAGACTTAAAGAAGTCACAGAACATAATTTCGAATTAATAAAAAAGATAGAGAGATTGGGCGGGACTCCTAACCAATTAGAAATGGATATATAAATGCCGACATATACGTTTTATGATGAAAAATCTGGAATAGAGTGGGATGAATTTCTCTCTATGGCCGAAAGAGAAAAGTTTCTAAAGAAAAATTCACACATAACACAAGTCATTGTACCAGTTGCGATAGTCGGTGACCACGTTATGGGCGTGGGCCCAAAGACTGATGGTGGATTTAATGAGAATATGCAAAGAATTGCAGCTGCACATCCAGGCAGTCCCCTTGCAGACAAGTTTGGGGGTAGTACACAATCACACCGAGACATCAAGACTAGGGATACAATAAATAAACACGCAAAGAACGTAGAGAGACACGGTTTCTCTGCAAGTAAGAAGAAGACATTATAATATGTTGGATTTAAAGGGGGAGAACCTTGGTAGAATGATTATGGAACGAGCGAGATATCAAACTTCAGCAAGGGATGCACTGTATCCTCGTAAGCTGGGAAGTCAATCCGCTCTTGTTCCAGAGGGGGGATCGGTGCCCCCGACTTTCCCCCCTCACCCCAATTTTCACAAATTAGTATGCGAAGAATACGAAAGAGAAAGAGTATGGCCTCGAAGAAAAACAAAGAAATTAACCATCAACAGTTAGTCACAATTAAACCGATTGGTGAAAACCAAAAGGCTATGTTTGACACATGGAAAAAAGGTAAACACCAATTCTTATTTGGTTGTGCTGGTACAGGTAAAACATTTATATCGGTATACAATGCACTACAAAGTGTATTTGACCTAAAGACTCCTTACGATAAGGTAGTATTAGTTCGTTCTCTTATCCCTACTAGAGAAATTGGTTTCCTTCCTGGCGATGAGGAAGATAAGGCTGCATTGTATCAGGTTCCATATCAGAACATGGTGCGTTTCATGTTTGAGATGCCCAACGAACAACAGTTTAATACCCTGTATGACCGATTAAAGGGACAGGGTTCGTTGTATTTCTTATCAACGTCTTTTCTAAGGGGGTTGACATTTGATAACACAATTGTTATAGTAGATGAATGTCAAAACTTAAATTTTCATGAATTAGATACCATCATTACGAGGGTGGGTCAAGATTCAAAGATAATATTTTGTGGAGATTTTAATCAGACCGATTTGGTTAGACAAAATGAGAAAAACGGATTACATGATTTTCTTAGAGTCCTTGAAGAGATGGAAGAGTTTAATTGCACTGAGTTTACTTTAGGTGATATTGTGCGTTCTGGTTTTGTTAGGAGTTATTTGATTAACAAAATCAAGCTAGGAGTCGGTGACGATGTTAATCACCACTAAGTAACGGAGTAGAATAATGAATATTGAACAATTACAGGAAGAACTAGAAAATGATGAAGGCGTTAAGTACGAAGTCTATCTTGATCACCTTGGTTATCCTACCTTTGGTATCGGCCATCTTATTACTGATGATGATCCTGAGTGTGGAGCCTCCGTTGGTACAGAAATCAGTCGAGATAGAGTTAAAGAGGCCTTTGAAACCGATGTCGAAACAGTCCTGTCTGACTGCGAGCGATTATATGTACAGTTTGAACATTTGCCCGAAGAAGTCAAATTAATCATTGCAAATATGATGTTCAATATGGGACGCCCCCGATTGAGTAAATTCAAGGGCATGAAACGTGGTGTAGATGCAAGAGATTGGAACGCAGCTGCAGATGAGATGGTAGATAGTGCTTGGTATCGTCAAGTACCAAACCGTGCAGAACGATTAGTAACAAGGATGAGAAACGTAGGATAATGGTAGAAAATGTAACACATCGTGTTAGTGACAAAGTATGGGATTATGATGCGATTGATGCCCAACGTAATGAAGAGTGGAATGGTATCCATAAACTCATAACAGACCATGCAGTAGAGAAACGTGTAACAGCAGAAGAGATTGCGAAACGAAACTCTATATTTTATAACCATAGAGAAATTAACAAATATGAGGATAGATAATGTTTAATCATTTGAATGTGGAGTTGCCCCCTATAACTGCAACAACAACTGACGGTGTGCGTCTTTATGAGACTCCAGAAGGAAACAAGTATCCATCTATTACTACCATTCTACAAGTCCGTAATAAGTCTGGACTGATGGAATGGCGTAAACGTGTAGGTAACGAAGTTGCAAACTATGTTAGTGGTAAGGCAGCCGCAAGGGGAACAAGTGTTCACCATATGTGTGAGGACTATCTCAATCATATGAATATTAATTTCCCCTCAAAATGGTCTAAACACAAAAAGAATTTCTTACCTTACTGCCTTTTTACTCAACTGAAGGATAAAGTCTTTCCAAATATAGATAACATCCATGCACAAGAGGTAGGACTCTATTCTGATAAATATAAGGTAGCGGGTAGAGTTGATTGTATTGCAGAGTACAATGGTGTACTGTCTATTATAGACTTCAAGACTTCAACCAAAGAACGCAATGATGAGTGGAATGAAAACTACTACATTCAATGTTCTGCTTATGCAGAGATGTATGAGGAAAGAACTGGTACAGAGATAGAACAGATTGTTATTCTATGTGTAACCGAAGATGGTACTGTACAAGAGTTTGTAAAAGAGAAGTATGATTACCTTGATGCATTGGTAGAAACCGCTACAGAATGGAGGAATCAAAATGAAACACCTAGTAACCATAATGGCGGTGTTTCTGTTAATGGGTTGTCAAACCACTGACACTTTACCTAAAGACACAACATCGCCCACCACAGTAAAAGAAGCAGATCAAAAACTTGCAGAAGAGTCACAAACTCAACAAGTATTACCAAGGAAGGATGGGAAACTGGATATGCCCCTTCCAGAAGCTGTTGTGTCTCATAAACCTGTACTATGTGGGCCGTCAGAAGTCTTTATGAAGGGTATTGAAAAAACATCTCAAGAAAAACCTATCGGATTTTGGACAGATTCTCAATACGGTCATAAGGTATTTCTTCTACATAATGGAGAGACAGGAACGGTAACTCTTTTAGAATATCCACGGCCGGATGTAGCATGTTTTCTTTCAGTTGGAATAAACTCAAAATTTAAACTTGAATTACAATCACAAGGAACTGCAATTTCTCACAAAAGGGTATTGACTTTACATTAGATATGTGGTATAAATAGAGTACAATTTGATGATACGAATTGAAGGCTGAACTGGACGAGGGTGCAATTCCCTCCGCCTCCACCAAAAGGAGACTAGGATGGTTAGAATGTTTTTAGGGGATGATGATGAAGACCCCCTTAGTACGAGAGGTAAGTAAGTGGATGTTCAAGGCATATATTCTTTGGAGTATTTGTGCAGACATTACCTTATTATCAGGAATAATATATCTAGTCTTTTTTTGATGGGGGCGAATTAGGATCGACAGGCAGAGATAGATGAGTGGAGAATTGTCGGATGACTCCGTAATTGGTCACTATAGTAAATGCAAACGATAATTTTGCATCTCAAGATTTCGCACTAGCTGCGTAATCGGATAGGGTTTCGGTGGGTTCCTAGTAACAGAATACCCACCACTTAAAGGATGGAATGAGTCTATCCTATTTTGTCATGATAAGGAGATAATTGATTATGACTACGACTACCCAGACCGCTAAGGTCGCAAATGCACTACAAGGTGGTGCAGAACTAACCGCAAAACAGATTACATCACGTTATGGTGTTAAGAATGTTCGTGCTGTTATCAGTAAACTACGTTCAGAAGGATTTTCAATCTATCTGAACAAGCGTGTATCGTCTTTTGACGGTCAGTCATATATGAAGTATATGATTGGTACACCTCGCCGGTCAGTGGTTGCCGCTGGTTATGCAGCTCTTAACGCTGCGTAATTGAATAAGGTTTGGGGGTTCCTAGTAACAGAATACCCCCACTTCACCTAACGCACTAAGGCGAGTTGATTTTATCCCAAAAGAACGAATTGTTACACATATCGTATCTGTAGGGTAACATAGAAAGGAATGTGTGAAGTTAGATACCTATTGCAAATCATTTATTCCGCTGGTATACGGAACACAAAAAGGGTGATGCCTTAATACATCCGTGAAGGGTCACGGTTAACCCTTCTTCATTTAAGAGGATTTTTAGATTATGTCATTGAATACACCCAAAACATTTGCATTAAATATTGAGAATATCGTTATAGAAAAACGAATATCTCACATGGATGCAGTTATCTGGTATTGTGACAAAGAAGGTATTGAACCTGATTCTGTCGGTTCTTTAATTTCCAAAAGTTTAAAAGAGAAGATTGAAGCTAATGCAAGAGATTTAAACTTCTTACCAAAACAAGCGCAACTACCAATTTAGGAGTACAATCAATGTTCGCAATATTATTAATTTTTCCCATACTATTCGGGGCCGTCAATCACGATGCTCTAACCCTAATGCAAGAGGAAATGGATGCTGGTGCAGTATGGCACAAGATAGATCCCAAACCCCTTGACCCAAATTCAAAATCTATCCCATTGCAGATGTGCGATGATGACGGAGTTTGCGAAGAACCCTATGTTATTTACAAGTTGAAGATGCCTAAAGATGGAACTGCCACTAACTGATTCTTTATTTCATGTTCGAAACAGTAATTTAGCACTACCTAGAGCAGAGTTTACAGATTGGTATATAAGTACAGCTGTGTATGAATTGTTTGGTGAGAAGGATGTTTTGGACATTGGATGTTTTACAGGAGCAAATACGTTATACCTTGCTTCAATAGCAAAGACCAAAAATAGGATGGTATAT